TTCTTGCTCTTAATTCTGATTTATCTGCATTGTCTATTCGTGCTACTGAATACTTACAGCGCTGGAAAGAGGTGGTACAGTTCTCTAGCAAGGATTATTCAGACCAAATGGCTGCCCAGTTTGGTATCAAAGCTCCCGAGTATATGGGTAATCATGCTCATTATATTGGAGGCTGGTCTAGTGTTATTAATATCAATGAAGTAGTTAATACTAATCTTGATACCGATTCTTCTCAAGCTTCTATTGCCGGTAAAGGTGTATCCAGTCAGTCCGGCCACATTCTTACTTATGATTGCGGTGCTGAGCATCAAGTGATTATGTGTGTTTATCATGCTGTACCTATGTTGGACTGGAATTTGACAGGACAGGCCCCTCAGCTGACTGTCACTGCTATATCTGACTTTCCGCAGCCCGCATTCGATCAGCTTGGTATGCAGTCTGTTCCTGCTCTCAACCTTCAGAACAATCCCGGACGTAATGTTTCCGGTGCTCTTGGTTATAACCTCCGTTATTGGCAGTGGAAATCTAGTATTGATACTGTTCATGCCGGATTCCGTGCTGGCGCTGTTTATCAGTCATGGGCTGCCCCTCTTGATGGTTGGCAGGTATTGACTTCTGCCGGTGCTTGGTCTTATCAATCAATGAAGGTTCGTCCTCAGCAGTTGAATTCTATTTTTGTTCCTCAGATTGATGCTGCTAATTGTTCGGTTGCATTTGATCAGTTGTTGTGTAATGTTAATTTTCAAGTATATGCTGTTCAGAACTTGGACAGAAGTGGTTTACCTTATTAAATTAATTGATTATGAGAAATTTTGCTTATATAAATCCCGATTATATTAAGAATGAGGTTGTTCCCGAGTTGATTGAGGGACATCCGTGTTATCAGCAGTCTGTTTATGATACTGTTATGTATGATGAATCTTCTGACGGTGATTTGCTTCAATGTGATATGACGCAGATTCTTCTTAACCAAGAAAAATATCGCCGTTTGCTTGGTGATATGAATGTTCAGAATATTCTTGCTCAGATGCATCCTACTCAGTCTACTGTTATGGACGGTATGACTGATGAGGAACGTTTTAATTGTGTTATCTCTCGTCATTGTCAGACTATGTCGGAACGACAGGCTGTTCTTCAACAATTGGCTAGTGAGAAGTCTGAACTTACTGAATTTGCAGAGACTATGTTGGCAGAGAATAAGGCAGTGCCGTCTTCGGATTCCGCGTCTGCTCCTTCTGAATAATGGGTTTGTTTGATGCTATAGCTTCCTCAGCTGCTAACCTTACTGACAATATTGTCGGTATGGTTAATCAGAATCATCAGAATAAGGTTAATCTTCGTCTGATGCGTGAACAGAACGCATTTAACGCTGAACAGGCTCAGATTCAACGTGATTGGCAGCAACAAATGTGGGGTATGAATAATGCTTACAATTCTCCCGATGCAATGATTTCTCGAGGTTTGAATCCATTTGTTCAAGGTTCTGCTGCTATGGCCGGTTCTAGGTCTCCCGCTTCCGGTGGAGCTTCTGCTACTGCTGCACCTGTTCCTAGCATGCAGGCTTATAAACCTAATTTTTCGGGTGTGTTCCAGTCTCTTGCTTCTCTAGCTCAAGCTAAATCTTCAGAAGCTTCTGCTCGTGAGTCCGACGCTCGTACTAATCAGACTAATTCATTGACTCCTATTTTGCAGGATTATTATAGAGGTCTTACTAGTTGGAAAAATTTGGCAGTTGGTGCTTCCGGCTATTGGACTCCAACAACAGGACGTATTTCTGCTGCTCTAGATCAGTCTATGGAAGCTCAAGAATTAAAGAACGCCCAGTTCGCTGAACGTATTTCTGCTGCACAGGAAACTCAGATTTTGCTTAATTCTGATGCACAGCGTGTTATAAATAAATATATGGATCAGAACCAACAGGCTGATTTATTTATTAAGGCTCAGACTTTAGTTAATCTTCAGAATCAAGGAGCCCTTACGGAAAAACAGATTCAGACTGAAATCCAGCGTGCTATTCTTGTTTCTGCCGAGGCTTCCGGTAAGAATATTGAGAATCGTTTAGCGTCTGAAACTGCTGATTCTTTAATTAAGGCTGCTAATGCTTCTTATGAATTACAGTATCGTGATAGTACGTATGATTATAAGAATGTTAAGTTACGTAAACATGCGGAATATAAGACTTCTATGGCAAATCAGAAGGCTGCTGAATATGGTGCTGAATTGTCTCGTAGACAATCCCGTGCTTATTATTGGGAGTCTGTTTCCCGTGGTCTTGGTTCTCTTGCATCCGGTGCTGGTAATTTTGTTGGTTCTTTCCGCCCTGGTTATGGTCCCCGTAATACTACGATCTATGACGGCCGGTAATAACATAAGACTAAAAGCCCATCGCGGCGTTTGAGCGATATACACCCGCCGCCCGCGTAGGGCCTGGTCTAAAAACGGAGCGGAGCGACTTCCTTATAGGAGCGTTCCGCTCCGGTATTTTAGCGCGAAGGCGCGCAAAGGCAGGTTCTATCTGACCTGCCGTGCCTATACACCTTTGTATACATCCACGCCCTGGATCTATTAGTAATGGATCTAGGACTTTTTGTTTTATTCAAGCGAAGCCCCTAGTTGTGTCCGAAGGAAAATTGAGTTACCATCTCAATTTCGTTTTCTCTCGTCCATAAACGCACAACTCACACTCCGTCCCAAAATGGTCCTATCCCCACAATTCCTAAAAGAGAATATTTGGAAATACGAAAAAAAGTCATACCTTTGCCTCCGTTAGAAGTTACAACTATTATTAACATTTTAAAATTTATTAAAATTATGCAAAAATTTATTATCTCAGTTAAGGACAAAACCACTGGCCGTGATGTTGTTTCGCCTTATATCGTTAATTCTCTCGACGGTCTTGGAAACTATTCTGAACGAGTTTCTTCGTTGGGCCTTATTGTTATTGTGGATTCAATTAAAGAAGAGAATGATTTTGTTGAACTTAAAGCCCAAACTAATGAAAACTAATAATATTTGGAAAATTGTAATTGGCGCTGTATCTGCTGCTCTTGGTTATATTCTTAATGCTATTGGATTATGAATTATATTCTTATGCATTTTTTTGAGTACCTGTTGCATTCTAATACTCATTTTACGGTAACTAGCGCTAGACGTACTCCCGAACAGAATGAGGCTGCTGGAGGTGTTCCGACTTCCCAGCATCTTGTAGGTGAAGCTGTTGATATAAAACCTTATGGTTCTACTACTTATAATCGATTGCTCGAATGTATCCATACTTTTTCAGATGATGTTCACACATTTGACCAGTTGATATTATATCCTACGTTTATTCATATTTCATTTTGTAGTCGTGATCGGCATCACGTGATTGATAAACGTAAGTGATTATGAAATTTTCTCCTGAATTGTTTAAGGCTGTTGATCATTGTCAACACCGTTCTTTTATTACGAACAGGTACACTGGTGCACGCATTGCCGTGGATTGTGGTCAATGCGATTATTGTATCCATAAGCGTGCTAAAAAGGCGTCCATGCGCGTGAAGACCGCTGGAAGTGCTTTTAAGTACTCTTATTTTGTAACGCTTACTTATGATAATGTACACATTCCTCTTATGAATTGTAAGGTTCTTCACAGTGATTATGAGGATGCCTTAGGCATTTTAGGAGATATTCATTTTGGTAATGAGCATCATCAATATATCCCTGTTTCTGAATATCAATGTGATGCTGACTCCATGTTGCGTCATATATTCTTCGAGCAAGTTCAAGGTACTGTGCCGTTTGACCGTGAAATTAAGGAATATGTTCCTGTTAAGGATAATTGGTTTCTTAGTATGGATGCTATTCGTAGTTTTATCAGTAAGACACAAGCCGTTGACAAAACGGACTATCCTGCTTCTGAACAATATGGTCGTGATAACCTTATTCCCTTCTTAAATTATGTGGATGTTCAGAATTATATTAAACGATTACGTAAACATTTATCTTTAAAATTAGGATCTTATGAACCGTTACATTTCTACGCTGTGGGTGAATACGGACCCGTGCATTTCCGCCCGCATTATCATCTCTTATTATTCACAAACTCGGACAAAGTCGCCCAGGTTTTACGATACTGTCACGATAAGAGTTGGAAACTCGGTCGTTCAGATTTCCAACGTTCCGCAGGTGGAGCTTGTTCATACGTTGCGAGCTACGTTAATAGCCTGTGTTCTGCTCCCTTATTATATAGATCATGCCGCGCGTTTAGACCCAAATCAAGAGCATCCGTTGGATTCTTTGAGAAGGGTTGCTCTTTCGTGGAAGACGAAGACCCTTATGCGAAAATTGAAGAGAAGATCGATTCTGTTGTTAATGGAAGAGTCTATAATTTCAATGGCGTCAGTGTTTGCTCAACTCCACCCCTGTCGTATATCCGTACCTTATTGCCGCGGTTCTCGTCTGCTCGCAATGACGATGCTACTGCGATTATTCGAGTTCTTTGCGCTGTTCACCGAACGCCGCAGAGAATTGCAAAATTCGGGTTCATTGACTATAAACAGGACTCGGTCTTGAGTCTTGTCCGTGCTTATTATCAATACCTTAAGGTTCATTCTATTCTTACTGATGATGACAAGATTATATTACATGCTTCTCGGTGTCTTACTAGGTTTGTTAACTGTTCTAGTGATGTCGATATTGAATCTTATATTAATAAGTTATATCGGTTGTTCTTATATGTCTATAAATTCTTCCGTAATTGGCATCTGCCTGGCTTCGGTTCTGATGTTAGTGCTTACTCCGGTCGTATTATGTTTATCATTAAAACAGGCATAGAGTATGAGAAGAAAAAGGATTATGAAAGTTTACGAGATGTATTCGACTTACGTTCCGCTAACCCGGACATATCGGATTGTATGTTTGCGTTGCCTCAGAACGGGCAGGAGATTGATGTCTTGCAGGCCGTATCAAGTGAAACGGTTCAACTCCTTGAGCAGCTCCGGTACCGTAGTGCGACATTCTGTCGTGATATGATTAAGCACAAGAAACTTAATGATGCTAATAATATTTTTAACCGTATGGTTTAATCTTTATAAATTTTAATTTACTACATTATGAGTGATTTTAATCCTTTAGACCGAGCTAGTATTTCTACTCATCGGTCTTCCTTCGACTTGAGCTCGAAAAAGTTGTTTACAGCCAAAGTTGGTGAAATTCTTCCTTGTTATTGGCAGATTGCTATTCCTGGTAATAAGTATCGTATTTCTTCGGATTGGTTTACCCGTACTGTTCCGGTAAATACCGCTGCTTATACCCGTATCAAGGAATATTATGATTTTTACGCTGTGCCGTTACGTCTGATTTCCCGTGCGCTTCCGCAGGCGTTTACTCAGATGACGGACTATATGACTAGTGCATCTAGTTCTACTGAGAATACATCTGTACTTACTTCTGTGCCTAATGTTTCTCAGCAGGTCCTTAGCTTGTTTCTTCAGACGGCTAATGCTAATGACCAGACTAATACTCGTGACGATGCTGGACTTCCTATTGTCTATGGTTCTTGCAAGTTACTTGATATGCTTGGTTATGGTTCTTTGATTGCTAGTACTAATACAGCTAAGGCTGCTATTACTAAAAAATATCTAGGTGTTGACAGTCTTGGTGATACTGATAATCCTTTGGTTTATCAGACTTCACAGATAGTCAATGCTCTTCCATTCCTTGCTTATCAGAAAATCTATTATGATTTTTTCAGCAATTCTCAATGGGAGAAGCACAAAGCTTATGCCTATAATGTAGACTATTGGTCCGGTGTTGGTACTATTGGATTGGTTACGGATATGGTTCAGTTACGCTATGCAAACTATCCGAAGGACTACTTTATGGGTATGCTTCCTGCTTCTCAATATGGTTCGGTAGCTGTATTACCTTCGTATATTCCATCTGTTGGTGGTTCTAATGCTGTTGTTGCTCGTAATTCACCTTATAAAGAAGGCTCTGCGGCTTCACTGGTTCAAAATCCTGCTAGTGCTACTTCTTTAGCTACTTCTTATGGTAATACTACTGGCTCTATTCGTGTTCTTGCTCTTAATTCTGATTTATCTGCATTGTCTATTCGTGCTACTGAATACTTACAGCGCTGGAAAGAGGTGGTACAGTTCTCTAGCAAGGATTATT